TTATAATTATGGTCAATGGTTATGCTGGTTAGCATCGCCGCGCCAAAACGCCCGGCTACTCCATACGCCATGCACAGCACACCGGTACTCAATGCCCCGGTAATCCTGCTTGCCGCAGGTCTTACAAATCGGCATCCGCACACTGCCATCACGCATACCCCGGTCAAACATACCGCCTTGCGGCACCCTCACCTCATACTCGTGTTCCCTGCCTACCTTTCCCTTACACCAACGGGTGGTATTCTTGCGGGGGCGACGTATAGGCTGCTCTGGTGGCAATGCTAGCTTTCGGGTTAGGTTGCTTGCCCGCCAATTATCGCGGTTTTCTTTAAGTCTCATAGTAATAATTGTACATGTAAAAAGCCCCTATTGCGAGGCTTTATTACCATAGTTGCCGGGCTGGCTTGAGAGCTTGCCAGACCATCGTTGCGGCGTCGGCCGCATTACTTAAACTGCTGCGCCGCGTTGCGCGGTGCGAGTGGCGACCACTCACTATAATTATAACGCTATATGGTTTGCACGCTAGGATTTGAACCCAGATTACCAGTGCCAAAAACTGGTGTCCTACCTGTTAGACGACACGCAAATATGGCGGTAGGCGGAGGACACGAACCCCACAGAGTTACCCCTGCGCTTCGCTTAGCGGGCGAGCCTGGTGCTTCACCAGTTCACCTACCGTATCGTGCACCACCACAGTGTCCAGTATTTTGGACATGACTGCGTGGATGCAAGCATCAGTTCTTTCAAAAAGCTCATCGACTTGCGCCTCAAGCTCCATGTTAGTACCCATGCACTTATTATATAAAATGGCTTGCGGGGTAGGACTTGAACCTACGATTACTTGGGCCAGAACCAAGCGCCTTACCAACTTGGCCACCCGCAAATAAATGGCTCCCAGGGTGGGGCTTGAACCCACAACCTCCGCGTTAACAGCGCGTTGCTCCACCGATTGAGCTACCCGGAATTAAATGGCGTCCATGACGGGTGCTGCCCCCGCTACTTCTCCCGTGACAGGGGAGTACTCTGCTGTTGAGTTACACGGACATTTGGGGTGACTGACGGGAATTGAACCCGCATATCGAGCGCCACAAGCTCGCGTTCTGCCATTGAACTACAGCCAACATGACTGGCGGTAGGCTAAGGACTCGCACCCTAAACCCTTGCGGGCCACAATTTTCAAGATTGCTTCCTCATCTAGCCGGATGCCTACCAATTGTTAATGTGGTACCCCACGCCTGATTTGCACAGGCACACCACCTAAGTGGCAACGGGGCTTAAACCCGTCGTGTCTACTGTTCCACCAGTGGGGCATGTTTGGTACACAAGGAGAGACTCGAACTCTCACGTCATAAGACACTAGTTCCTAAGACTAGCGCGGCTACCAGTTACGCCACTTGTGCTTATATAGTTTTTAAACTGTTTCCTGTCCTGCTCATAGGTTTTTATCATATGGCAGTTAGCACACAACAATTGTACGTCAGTAGAGGCCAGAATACCTTTCACCACTTGAAATGCGTTATAGGCACCATTTCGGTTTAACGGCCTGTCCATAGCCGGTATGATGTGGTCAATCTGTAGCACCCGGTAATCGTCGGTATAGCAATTGACACATTTGCCGCCCAACATTTCGATTGCTTTTAGCCTTGTGGCTAACCTATTTGCCCGACTCCACTCCCGCGTGACTTGCCGTTGTTTGTCTTTGTCCTTATAGGGCATACGGACAGTTTACAGCTCATTGTTAATGTATGGTACTCCCGGCAGGAGTCGCACCTGCACGCCCGTTAGGACACCGACTTTTGAGGCCAGCGCGGCTACTGTTACGCCACGGGAGCTTACTTGGAGGCACGTATCAGATTTGCACTGATGTAAAACGGGGTTGCAATCCGTTGCGTAGCTGCTCCGCCAACGCGCCCATATTGTTAATTGGTGACCCGCCTAGGTAATGCTCCTAGCCAGCCGATGCGGCACTGGATTTACAGTCCAGGCGTCGTCTTTAGACGTATACCGGGCCTTATGGTGCCTTGGGTGGGAACCGCCCCCACGACCTCCGGCTTTTCAGACCGGCGCTCTGACTAACTGAGCTACCTTGGCGTATGGCGTGACACCTTGAGTCGAACAAGTCCTGACGGCCCATGCCGCCCGTGCTACCGTTACACTAAAGTCACATATATGGTCAGGGCACCGGGATTTGAACCCAGTCCTCATGCTCCCAAAGCAAACGTGCTGGCCGTTAAACACTATGCCCTGACGGTTTGTTAATGGCAGGGGTACCAGGTAATGCTCCCGGCTACATGGTTTTGGAGACTATGCTGCGCCTTGCGCCTACCCCTGTATGCAAAAAACCGCCTGCGGTTGCGGCGGTAGTTGGTGTCACCCATAGGGTTTTGTTGCTATAAAACTGCGACCAACTACGCGCCTACCCAATAATCATTGAGGCTAAACGGCTGCGGCTGTTGGTTACATAAATGCTTCATAGCCATTTTATTGTAGCATACAGAGTTTACGTTGTAAACATTTACAGGAAACATGATACCACGCCCCACAAGTCTGCGCTGTGCGCCAGCGCATTGTGGGCCTCCTGTAAAGAGGTGTAGGCTCAAGACAGCGCACATAACCCGGCGGCACGATAGGAGTTGTAAATGAAGTACAGCACACCACGGCAACGTCGCAAATTTCTAAACCGGATGGAGCGTAAGTATTTTAAAAAGATGCAGGATACGAATAGGCCGCTAAGCTTTTGATTACCCCACTATGAGAAAGCACGACTAGCAACCTAAGTATTGACCTAAGCCGCCGGGTCGTGCGCTATCCATTATACTAGCTTTCCTTGGACGCTGCTTGCGCCGCAGCGCTACTTTCTATATTGGCGTACAGCGACATGAGCGCTACCCACAGTACGCTATCCTTAAGCCATACAAGTGTTACCGGTATCATGGCTATCCAAAACCACATAAGGTATTTGTGCCTGTTTTTAAGTAGCCGTTGCATACTACCATTGTAACCAAAAATGCCCCTGCCGCCGTACGGTACGGCCAGGAGCACTCTTGCATATTCACGCGTGTACTATGTCAGCTAAGTGACAGCTGTCATAGTAGCACACTTTTATTATAAGTAAAGTTATAATTTTACAGCAGCTCCCAAAAGTGCTTATTGATAAGGTAGTCAGCATAGCATGGTGAATGTAGCAAGCCACACTTGTCGCAGGGTTTATTTTGACAAGCATTGCACTTGCAATTAGCTATTTCTGGTGGTAAATCAGGGGTACTCATAACATGGTCAGCGCACCGGGTGTCCATCCCGGCCCTCTAGCGTGAAAGGCTAGCGACTTCGGCGGTTGTCTATGCGCTGTTAATTGGTGGGCCTGGTAGGATTTGAACCTACGGTCGTTGGCTTAAGAGGCCACTGCTTTGCCAGGCTAAGCTACAAGCCCATCATGGTACACCGTGACGGATTTGAACCGACGATTTCCTGGATGAGAACCAGGGGCCTTAACCGGACTTGGCCAACGGTGCGTACTGGCTGCCTGCTTTCGGGAGCTAGCTAGGGTTGGCTGCCGTAGTACACGCCCTAGTCGTCACTGCTCACTATGGGTGCCGAGGTTACTGGTGGAGCGCCAGAGAATTGAACTCTGCCTAATTGCTTGCAAAGCAACTGTGCCGCCGACAACACTTGCGTCCCATATGGTACACCCGCTAGGAATTGAACCTAGACTTTCAGCTTAGAACACCTTAGCCCATCCGTGGGACGGGTGCTTGTATGGTACAGCTGGCAGGATTTGAACCTGCGACCTACAGCTTCGCAAGCTGGTGCTCTATCCGCTGAGCTACAACTGTATATGGTGCGACTTGCCGGACTTGAACCGACGTCACCTACTTGGCAAGCAGGCATACTGGCCGACTGTACTAAAGTCGCATATGGTGCGGCCACCGTGGACTTGAACCCGGAGCTTCGCCTTGGAAGGGCGATGGGTTTCCATTAACCCCACAGCCGCATATGGTTCCCCGCCGACGTACTGCCCGCCGTTCTCCAATTTACAAAATTGGTGCATCACTATTAATGCTTACAGGGCTAATTGTTAACTGGTACCGCCGGTAGGAATTGCACCCACGCCGCCCGGTTCCGAAGACCGGCGCTCTAATCTGCTGAGCTACGGCGGTGTAAATGGTGGCAGGGGTGGGATTTGAACCCACGGCCGCGACCTTATGAGAGTCGCCATCTAGCCATCTGATTGTACCCTGCTATGGTACCGCCTGTAGGATTTGAACCTACCACCTACTGCGTGTAAAACAGTTGCTCTAGCCGAATGAGCTAAGGCGGTGTGAGTGCTGATTTCTTTTTAGGGGAATTACAGCTTAAGACCCTCGCGTAATTAACTAGGCGTTCGCGCAGCCTGGTCGGCCTACCTGGTATCGCGCCAGGGTCAGCAGTGTATAAGACTGCCGCTCTGCTTTTGAGCTATAGGCCAGTATGGTTGGCTATGTAGGTGCTGCCCCTATCGTTGCCGCTGTATCAGAGCGGTGTTCTACTGTTGAACTAATAGCCAGTAAGGTGTGGTGGGCCTGCCCGGAGTTGAACCGGGGTATCTTCGGCTTAAAAGGCCGCTGCTTTGCCTGCTTAGCTACAGGCCCGCGCCGTAAACGTCGGCGCTACGTTTGGTGTTTTTGTTTTCCCGGATTGTCAATGTGCGGTTGGTGGCTATGCGCTCCATGCGCTTGCTACCGACGGTGGTTTCCCAACGCCCGGTGGCCACTTCAATTCGCTTAATCCTTGTCATAGTAACCCCATTGTAGCATATGGCGACTAACTATGGCAAATAAAAAAGCCTCCCAGGTAGGATATACCAAAACACAGAGGAGTTGATGACCCAGGAGGCTTTGCCACATACTACAGTATTTGGTACCGAAATGCTAGCCTGTTGTGGATAAAAAAGTAGTTGCAACGCTTGCATAAACATGTATAATAAAAACACAATTAAGGTAAAGGATATACCATGCCCAGCAGCGAGCAGATTACCGCCGTACAAAACTTACTGGACGCCATCCACAATGGCACACCAGCAAGCCAGCTACAGCGGCTTGGCCTTAACAGCATTAGCTTACGGGTCAAGCATATTGCCAACCGCACTCAGGTAGATGAGCAGGTGGTACGGCAAATTGCGGTAGACTACGGATACATTATTTACGGGGTGGGCGACGAAAGCGAGTAGGATATGACCATGCAATTAGAAAAGACCCTTAAAAACAAACTTACAGCCAAAAACGTACCGGAGGCAGACATTGACCGCTTCCTTAGCTACGTTAACAGCGCCCGCCGTGATGAGGAGGGCAAGGAGGAACGCAAGCGCCCGGTTAGCCGCAACGATGCCGATAACCTGTACAGCCTGTTTGTAAAGTTCCGCAACCTTGGGCTTATCATTGACGGCACCAACGTGGTTATTACCGGGCGCAACATGGCCATGGTTACTTACCATGGGTATAAAAATAAGGTTAAGCAGACTTACCCGGACGCTACTTTTGATGTACAGCTGGTGCGCGGCGAGGACACCTTTAAGGTTAGCAAGCGTGACGGCAAGGTAAGTTACGAGCACGATATTACCAACCCGTTTGGGGATGATGAGATTAGGGGCGCGTACTGCGTAATTACTATTGGCGATAAGGATTACTTTGAGGCCCTTAACCCAAGCGACTTTACTAAGATGAAAGAGGCCAGCAAGCAAAAGTACTTGTGGGGTGAGTGGGCCAGCGAATTTTGGCTAAAGTCGGTTATTAAGCGGGCGTGCAAACGGCACTTTTACGATGTGCCTGGCATGGCTGATATTGATAAGGTGGACAATGACGACTATGGCTTGGCTGAGCGGGTTGACCTACCGGACGCCACCCGTGAGGCCATTGAGGCTGCGGTAACGGTCGAGGAGCTGCAAAACATTATGGACAGCCTTAGCCCGGAGTATAAGCAGGCTGCCCAGCCACTAGTTGAGGAGCGGTTTGCAGCACTATGAGCGACCTACCGTACAAAGTAATTACTGCCACCCAGCGTACACCAGAGTGGTACAAAGCACGCCGGGGCCGGGCCACCGCCAGCCGCTTCAAGGATATTATTGCTACGGCCAAAACCCCTAAGCGCGATGCTGAGGGCAATAAGTACTACCCGTACCTTGCCAGCCGCGAGACGTATATGCGGCAGTTGGTGGTAGAGCGTATTTATGGCAGCAGCTATGAGCGCGATGTGTTCATAACCGAGGCCATGAAGTGGGGCATGATGAACGAGGATGTGGCCCGCACCCAGTACATGCTGCGTACCGGCAATAAGGTGCAGGAGGAGGGCTTTGTGCAGCACCTCACCCTTATGGCCGGGTGTAGTACCGATGGTTTTGTTAACGCCGATGGTAACTTGGAGATTAAGAGCCTGGTGCCGGAAAACCACATCTTTGAGATATTTTGGGCGGCCATGCGGGTGCTTAACGACCCGGACGGTGACTACAAAGACCTGCTACCGGAGGACTACAAGGCCCAGGTACAGGGCCAGCTGTGGATTACCGGCCGTGAGTGGTGTGACTTTGTGGGCGGCGACAGCCGGGCACCTAAGGGCTTGGATTTGTACGCCGTGCGCGTGTACCGGGATGATGACTACATTGCCATGCTTGAGCAAGAGGTGATTAAGTTTTTGGCTGAGGTTGACCGTATGTACCGGTACTTTTTGCGCTGCTTGCCAACGTGCAGCCGCATTTGCCGCAACTGCGGTGTTACCTTTATTGACAAGGTGTACACATGCCCGGACTGCGATAGCAATAACACCTTTGCTGATAAGACGCTCGCTCCGGCCGAGCTGGATTTGCTAAGCCTTACCATGCCACCCGTGGCCGCAAAGGATACAACCCATGAGTGACGTTATTGACACTTTGGCTGAGGCTAAAAAGGAGCTGCGCGAGAATTGGGAAAAGGGCACACGCTGCAAGTGCTGCGGCCAACAGGTAAAACTGTACCGCCGTAAACTATACAGCGTGCAGGCCCGTGGCTTAATTGAGCTGTACCACCTGGACAAAGCATTGCCGGGCTATTACCATATTAGCCAGATTGAGAGCCAACGTAAGAGCGGCGGTGGTGACTTTGCCAAGCTACTGCACTGGCGGCTGGTAAGAGAAATGCCTAACGGCGATGGGGGCAAACGTACCAGCGGCATGTGGTCGATTACGCCACGGGGTCGGCAGTTTGTTGAGCAACGCCTACGGGTGCCCAGCCACATACTACTTTATGACGGCCGCTTGATGGGTTTTGCAGATAGCACGGTAGATATTGCTGAGGCGTTGGGCAAGCGTTTTAACTACACCGAGCTTATGCGCAATGAGTAGACAACTGGTTATAATGAATGGGTGGGCAACGTACTTGAAAGCTTCAAATTACACTACGAGGAACTACGCCTTAAATACTGGCAAAAGCGTAAACCTAAGAGGTAGTGTTTTTGACGTGTTTTGGGCGTTTATACTGACCGTTAATATTGTGATTATCCTGGCACTGTTTTTGGCGGGCATTGGGGTTATACCCATGCGCTCGGTGTATGAGTTTATAATTTTAATGCGTGTATGAACCCCCGGCGCGTCTGGCTGTTAACTGACCCGGACTTGCCTGAGGAACTGCATATGGTAAGGGATATATTTATGGCAGAACCGGGCGAACTTGAACAGGTGGGCATGTTTACCAACCGGCAGGCTCCGGCAAAAAAAGATGAACCGCCTAAGCGCAACAACGACGCCAACGGCGTACCTTTGCAGGAGAGCTTGCACGATTACTTTACCCGCAAAAGCCTTATGTGCTTTTGCCGTCAGTGTGTGGCCAAGCGGCCCAAAAGAAAGCATTAGGGGGTTGACTTTGGTATAGTTTACATGTACAATGTTTATGTCATTAAGATAAAGGATATACCAAAATGGCAGACAACAAACAAACTACAAAAACTTTACTAAAGCGTGTCGATTGGAATAACGCACTGTTCCAAGTACGGCATACCATTTGTTGGGTAGTACTAGCGGCAGGCACCATTGCTTACGTCGTACAAAATGCCCAGCACTTTGTTAGCAAGCCGGTTACCTACGTGGTAGCCGTGGGCGTGGTAGGGTTATTAATTTACTTCGGTAACAAAAAGTAACCCGCCTATTTTAGCTACAATATAATTACGCAATAAATAAGGAGCCACAGCCCGCAGAGCCGCGACGTTTACTTGCACCGGGCGCAGCTATGAAGCGTTTACCCGTTATTTTAGTGCTTGCTACCGCATTGGCAGCAGGCATGAGCACTAGCGTGCAGGGAGAGGCTGAGCCTATGCCACCCCCACCCAAGCCTAGTGTTGAAATGGCCCAACCGTTACCCCCCTTAGCAAGCGACCTGCAACCTGTACAACCCCTAGCACCCATACCGGTGCCCAAACCAACACCCCCACCAACTGCCGCTCCGGCTGTAAGTGGTGATAAGCACAGCCTTATGGCGGCGGCTGGTATTGCCAGTGGCGATTATGCAGCGGTGGATTACATCATTGACCACGAAAGTAGTTGGCGTAGTGGCGCGGTTAACGCCAGTAGTGGCGCGACCGGCCTATGCCAAGCGCTACCCGCTAGCAAAATGGCTAGTGTCGGGAGTGATTACCTAACTAACCCCGTAACCCAACTACGTTGGTGTGATAGCTATGCTAAAGGCCGTTACGGTAGTTGGTCGGCTGCGCTGGCCTTTTGGCGGGCTAACAGTTGGTGGTAAACATTTGCAATAATTACTGGCTGTTGTTATAATGCCAGTTATAATTTAAGTAAAGGATTGCTGCTGTGGTGCTGTTTTTTAGCATAGTGTTACTGTTACTTTTTAGTGCCCTGGCAGCCGTACCTATGGCGTGGGTGCTTATGTTACTGTTTGGCGCGTTTAGCCATGCTAGCGGCCACCCGGAGATTGCCCTATCGTTTTGGGCATGCTTCTGGCTAGTTTTCATTTTGGCCACAATAGGCAGTTTATTAACGCGTAAAAGCAAGGAGTGATATGGGATTAATTATCCTCGGTATCGTGTTGGGGCTATTGGCCGCAGGCGGTTACGTGGTGTCGGTAGTTGCTAGCAATAACAGCTACTTAAACCACACCAAACCTAACAAACCAATTAAAGTAGGTGTGGCCATTGCGCTGTTTATTGTACCGGTGGTACTGTTTACAGCTATATCCGCCACCACTAGAGTGGGCACCGGGCAAATTGCCGTTATGACCCGTTTTGGTAAGGTGACTGGCCAGGAGTTTGGCGAGGGCTTGCACCTTAAGAACCCGCTGGATAAGGCAAACATCTACAACATCCAGGTGCAAAAGATCGACGCCGATGCAGCTGCGGCTAGTAAGGACTTACAGGATGTTAATACTAAGGTAGCTATTAACTACAACGTAGAGGCTGGCCAAGTTAGCGAAATACACAAGGCTGTAGGTGAGCTGTACCAACAAAAACTTATTGACCCAGCTATCCAGGAAGTATTTAAGGGCGCTACCAGCCGCTACGACGCTACTCAGCTCATTACCGAGCGCCAAGGCGTTAAAGCCTACGCCTACGATGCCCTAAAGGCCCGGCTCGCCCCGTACGGCATTAACGTACGTGACCTTAGCATCCTTAACTTTACGTTTAGCCCGGAGTTTACCAAAGCCATTGAGGCTAAGCAGGTAGCCCAGCAGGACGCCCAGCGGGCCGTGTTTGTGGCGGAGCGTGCTAAGCAAGAGGCCCAGGCCGATATTGAGCGGGCACGTGGCCAAGCCGAAAGCCAGCGTTTGCTTACTGAGACTGCCAGCGCTGACAGCATTGAGCTAAAGCGGCTTGAGGTACAGCAGAACGCTATTAATAAGTGGAACGGTGTATTGCCAACGACCCAAGCGGGCGCAGGCACCGACTTCCTGTTTAATGTTAAGCAATAGGGAGCATAACTATGGAAGCACAAGATGCTATCAACCTGGCTGTGGCTGCCGCCCTCGGCTTACTGCTACTGTTAGCAGTACTGATGGACAAGCGCCTAAGCAAGAAAGGCGGCAAGTAATGGCCCGTTACTTCCGTGTAAAAGTAACCAACTTCATGTGGGAGGAGGGTGCCATCCTAAAGAGTGAGGGCGACGGTTACCGCGCCATCAGCTCGCTTTGGAATAAGGTACCCCTTGGGAGCGAGTACATTAGCGACCGTATTATTGAGCACCCGGACAACCGCGACCTGTTGCAGGAAGTGTGGCCTATTGGCAAGCTCGAAAAGATGGTGTTTGGCGATAAGAAGCAGGCCCAAGCGGCGGCGGCTGCACTGTACAAGGGCGATAAGTAAACGTACACTGACAGTACACCGTCTAAAGCACGTCCAAACCTCAATAAATTAGCCCCCAAGCGGGGGCTTTTTTATGGTCGGGTCTTACGTGCCGCCAGCCATTGGATAAGCTTAACCAACGCTAGGACAGCTACCACTACCAGCAGGAAGTGCACCAGGCCGCCACCAATGTCACCCAGCAAGCCCAACAGCCAAAAGACTAGTAAGATTACAATTATCAGCTCCAACATGTTAGCGAGCCTCCTGTGGCACTAGAAATAGGTTCATAACTGCCGACACGCCTGCGGCAAGTGCACCAATCAGCAGGGCCTTAGTTGTGGCTAGGTCTATTGCCGTGGTCAAACCAGCCAGCACGACAGCTAGAAATGCCTGCAAGAACGTCTTAAGTGCCCGTACTATCAGCACATCTACTTTAATTGGTTGTGGTGTCATGATTTCCCCTCCCCCACTTTTATCCCTAAAAAATCCAATAATGCCTTTAAAGCCTTAGCAATCCAGCTCAGCTGCTCAGCAGTCGGTGGTAGCGGTGGCTCCGGTACTGGCGGTATGTCCGGCACACCCGGCTCCGTAAGGGTCAGGCTGCTCGTGGGCACGCCGTTAAATATGCCCTTTTTAAAGCTGTACTCGGTAATACGGTACTCCACAACTTTGCCGCCATGCGTCACTTGGGTGACCGCACTAGCTATAAAGCTGTCGTCCTTTTTAAGCTCCTTAGCGGGCTGGACAGGCTGGCCTGTGGTAATGTCAATTAGGTTTTGGTCTTGCGCTAGCCAATACTCTGTATTGTCAATATCGCGCAAGTTTTGTACCCACTCCGGCAGCGGCTCCGGCTCTGGCTGCGGCTTAGGCTCCGGCGCATCCTTAAGGTCACCCTGCAAAAACGCTTGACCAGTATTGTGGCTGGCAGCGTAGGCACTTACCCAAAACGTAAGGTTATTGTGGGTAATGGTGCCCGCTACCTCAATAGGGGTATCAATAGGGTACGTTTTTATAACCGCCAACGTCTTAACATCCACTAGCTTGGCAGCAGCTAGGGTGTACTTAGTAACATGCGGTGTAATAGGTGTTAACTTAGGCTCGGCTGGTATAGGCGGTTTAGGGTCGGGTGGTACAACTACCGGCGGTTGGTCATATACCTTGCGCCGCCACTTATCGCACTCCTGCTCAATACGGTCTAAGCTTACGGTGCCAGGGCACTGGGTAGCGTAGTAGTCACTGTGGCGTTTAATACCCAGCCGCTTGCCGTAGCGTTGTTCCAATTGTTCCTTAAGCCAGCCAGCCTTTTTATAACCCTCATCGTTAAGCGTTGGTTCGTGCTCTACATTAATGCCGGTGGGGTTGCCACCCTGTGCGCCCCAACTTACATAGTCCGGGCCAACCAGCAGACTTATTTTGCCATTGCTTAGTACGTAATTAACGCTCATTTGACCACGGCTGGCAGTACCTAAAATGTAATTAACGATACTGTCGTGGCTGCCTACGGCACCTGGCGCACCCCACCAGTGCACAATATAGTTATCGCGACTGTACCGGCCGTAATAGGCCCGGCTTTCGTCTGGTGTAAAGTAGCCATTTTTACTGGCTGCCTTAATTTCAATGTTGTACGAGTTATCTGCCATTGGTGCCCACCCTAGCTATATTTTATCATTTATGGCTGCGTTACCCCGTAGCGCTCTACCTGTACTCCGGTGGCGTGGGTGGCCTGGTCGTAACAGTTATCTATGTACAGGCGGTCACGGCTCTCCGGCGGCACACTAATAAGGCAGGTCATAACACGGGTATAGGTTTGGTTTATAAGGCCGTTGCGGCGGTTGTGCCGGGTTTCTTGGATGTTATAAACAATGCCCACCACCACCACAATAAACCCAAAGATGACTAACGTTATATAAGCTGTTTTCTCACGTCGTAGCATATGCCGCCCTACCTAGCTACGCACAGTTGTAACACAGGTATGCATATTGGCACACCCAATAAATTAACAGGTTGCATGGTATTTTGTGGTGGTGGAGTTGGTGATGGTGGGCCGGGCGTAGGTGGCGGTGTAACTGGTGTAGGGGTAGGGGAGGGGGGCCTAGCAGCTGGTGGTGCTACAGCCACCGCTGGTGGCGGGGTGCTGCGGGTACTACTGGCTGGTGGGCTGCTACTGGCGTTAGACGGGTTATTGCTGGTGGCGGCAGGTGGCGGGGTGGGGAGGTTAAATACCTCCGTAATAGTTTCATTGCTACGGATGGTACAGCGGTCGATGTCGTCTATGGTAAGCTCAGCCCGGTCGCGTTGGGCAAAGTATACCGCTAAACAATCAATCCGGCGCTTTATAATATCCAAGCTATCGGTATTACTTTTTTTAATCTCCTGCACAGCTCTGGTCTGCGCATCAATTTGTAGTCGTACACTATCCAATGTTTTTTGTTGTATGGCGATGACGACCAGCAAACCAACTATGGTAGCTACAATGGCAATGGCCTGCGCAATTTTAAAGCGTCGGTTACGTCGCTCAAACTCTGTTATAAGTTGTTGCGTAGTTTGGTGGTGGTGCTGGTGTGAGTCATTATCCATAACTATTGTTGCCTTCTAAGCAAATCGTTAATTAGCTTGGTCTGGTTCTCTATAGCCGTTGTCAGCTTCTTGAGCTGTGGCGAGCCTTGGCCTAGCTTTTGCAAATACTCGTTATGCTTGCGCAGCTCCTCTATCGTACCGTCCTTAGTGAGGCTTTCGGCTTTACACTTGGCCACATCCGTCTCCGCATCGCTGACGCGCCGCCGTAAAGCCTGTATCTCAGCCTCTTGCAGCTTAATAACACTGTCGCCACGGCTGGCCTTAAAGTATCCAGCAGCACCGCCTGCGATAGCCACAAAGCCGAAGATTGTGGCGAGTAGGGTGACAACATCCATTAGTACACTTTCGCTATGTTTTTATTATGTAGTTAGCAACCCGGTAGGGCTGTAGGTTATTGTGGGCTTGGCCACCGCCATTGTTTTGTACGCTAATACCGGTGCCACTAGCATAAATACCAATACCGGTGCCTACTGCGGTGGTCACACCTGCGTTAAAGTCCACCGCGTCCGACCACTCAATAGCCCGCCCGTTAGTAACAATGTCCGAGTTGGAACCGCTCATGCGGTGGTAGTGGCCAGGGTCGTATACGCCGTGGGCGTGGCCGGGGTCGCCTACACCGTGGGCGTGGCTTGGCATTTGGGATATAGTAAGCGTTTCCGTCTCAGTACCGCCGGAGGCATTGAGGTTTTGAAAAGTACCACTGGCCGCTTTGCCAACTAGTACGCGGCCGCGCATGTCCGGTACATTAAACGTATCCACACCATTACCCGCGCCATACGTAGTGCCAATGACGGTAAACAGGTCGGCATACGTCGTACGGTCAACGGCCTGCCCTTGGCAAAGCAGCCAGCCATCCGGGGCAGTGGTACCACCGAAGCCGCTCATTTGACCTGTTGGACTATATAAAAACTTAAACGCCGTAAGCAACGTTTGGATAGTAATTTTACGCGTAGTACCGGTTGCGTTATCACGAATCACCAACAAATCGTCCAGTGTTGGCGTTTCCTCCGCTGCTAAGTCAACAATCTTTATTGGCATCCCACCTAATCTCCTGTTTTAATTGTAACAAACCTTACGTTTGCGGTATGTCCGGGTTGTTGGCATAATCACTCTGGTTCAAGTTACGCTTCACATCCTCAAGCCGCTTAGGCACCGATGGCAGCAGTGTGTCTAGTTGCAGTGTCACCTGGCGTGGTGTGTAAGCAATCTTAACTACTTGCAACTCAAGCCCATCCACAAAGTTGCCAAAGTTAGCAAAGGTTATAAGCTGACCCAGCTTAATGCTCTCAATGTCATACACCTTATCGCTAATCGTTACACTACTGCGGTATACCGGCTCAGCCCCACGGGCAAGTGCAGTTTCAGCCAAAATGTCCGCACTCTCCTCAAGCGTCACGCGGTTGTCAGTAATGCGCTGCAAGCCCCGCCGGTAGGCCGCAATGCTGGTGGGGTTGGTGTACTTCTTGAAGATATTAATGGCGGCGTTAGCCTGGCTGCTGGCAAAGTAGTTATTAAAGTGCAACCCTGTGGTGTTGGTTTGGGTTGTTACCATACGCACACCGGAGCGGTTGCCAGTTGGGATAGCAGTATCGGTAGCCCGCACATAGGTATCGCCATCAATAATTAGCGACAGTTCCGCGCCCTCAATCCTAAACTCCATGGTGTGGGTGGTACCTACACCAGGGTTACCATATGTGCCGGTGCCTAAGCTGGTATAGCTCCCGGCTACACACTTAAGTATCTCAGCCGTATTAGTTTGCGGTAGTAACCGGGCTAAGTAAAACGTAAATGCGCTTGTTTGCACCCGACCCACCAAACCAAAGTCCTCCGTAGCCCAACTGGCTACATAAAAATCGGCCTTAACGCTCATGTCGCTACTCTCGGATAGTCCGCTGGCGTAGTACACGCCCTCCACGTTGCTGTTACCCCGTATGCGGTCGGCGTTGGTTACTACTACGCTGTGGCCTGGTGCAGAGGCGCTGTGCTTTGTCCACACAGCACCCACCGTACCGCTGTGGCTAGCCAGGTCAGTACCAGCCACATCCGTAAAGTAATCACGGGAGTACGGGTCTTGTGGGCCGCCGGTAAAGTAAACTACGTTGGTCAGCCCCTCAATGTACTTCTCTAAGTTAAGCCCCAAAATGTGCTCGCCCAGTACAAAGGTATGGGCCGGGCTGCCTGGTCGCTGGTGAAAGTGCACATTGTTGAGCGCCATGTCGTACCAGTAGTACCAATCGGTGGGGGCCAGCTCTAAACATTTGTTAACCACCTCATAAATAGTGTTAACGTTAAAGTCGTAGCTTACTACTGTACCGGTTAGGTCAATTGTGGTACCGCCCTGGTCGTAACTTGGAATACCACCGTCGGCGTTAAACCGGTCAAGCGCATCCTTAAGGATGTTGCTTGGGTCTTGGCTTAAGTAGTTAACGCGGGTTTCCCCGGCGTCGCCCTCAAGCACGTAGTTATCCATATCCGCACCATAGCTAAACAGGCTCACTACTGTATTTTCTTTTTGGCCGTAGTTGCTGGTGTACTTGCTTATGTAACCCGTAAAAATCAACTCGCCCTTAATGTCCGGCAAGTCCTCGGTGAACACATAAATCTTAACGTCCAGGTTGAGGTCAACCGTAGTGCCCGGCCCAATGGCGTTGGTAGTTTGCGTTTCTGCCGCTAATGTGATGTCGTCATCGGTAATAAGGGGGTCGGCCGTATCGTCTGCTAACACGTCGTACTGCCGCACAAGGCTATCGCTGTTGCGGGCCAATGTTACGTCAATAGCGCTACCCAGGCGATTAATTTCCTGGCTAAATGATAACTCACTAACCACATCATCCCAGCGCCCTAACGGCTCGCCAGTCTGTGGGTCAAAAATCTTGTACTCGTAAACCTTTTCCCTAGCGGCCTGCAATATAGGTTTAATAACACCGTCCGCTATACCGCCCAGCAAAAAGGTGCCGCTAGCGGAGCTAGTTATGGTGCGGGGTGTACGGGTTAGGCCGCCGCCCAGCAAAAAGGTGCCGCTAATAAGCGTTGCATCAGCATCGTAGTTAACGTTATCAAATACCGCCGTTGTTACTGTCGTTTCAGCCTGCCAAGTACCAACAATAATCCCGCCCTTTACCGTATCGGTATCAAGGCCGGTAGTGTCCGTGGTTGCAAAGGTTACCCACGTCACGCCGTCCGTACTGTACTGGTAGCTAATAGTGCCGCCCAGCTCGCGTATCTTAAACCAACGCGTAGTGCTACTATCATAGGCTACGTTACCCACTACCTCCTGGCTGTTGCTGGCAGTGTTTTTTACGGCGCTAACGATATTGCCGGAAATGCTTATATATACCGAGTAGTCATTTGCGTCCTGGATAACTACCGGCTCTACCGTCCAACTCTCAACAGTCTGGTCGCCTGCGTCCAACAGCTCTGTGTGCATGTAGCTGCCGGTAAAGGTGTAAAAATCCTGGCTTAGGATGCCGTAATACACCACCTCATTGTCAGGTATAAGGCCATGCAGTTGCCCGCCGGACACGGTAAATGCGCCGCCGCTAAAGTCATTCCATAATGCGGTATTTAAGGTGGTGTCAAAGGTATCCAGCAATGACTGTAGCAGCACAATATTTATGCTGCCGCCACTGCTACCACCGCCGTAGGCTGACTGGCCTAACTGGGAACCGCCATACATTTAGTTACTACCTAGCTACCGTTAAAGTTAAGTTCCAAGTCGCCAATGTTAAACTGCACCGTATCGTCGGCAACCGCTACTATCGGGTCAGCTACCGGGCCATATGCCAGCAGGTTACCACCGCTCACCGCATCGTATATAGCAAAGTAAGGTGCGGTTACAGCAGGCATACCGTCGAACTCTATAGCTGCTGTGTTGCTTATACTGTTATCGACAATGCTGCTGAACGTAATCGGTTGCCGAGCATATGTACCGCCTGTTACCTCGGTACCAGTGCCACCGGGGCCGGGGTTAGTAGTAAACAACGCTAAGTGCGGTGTGTCGCCGGTAATTAACGCAAACATTGATGTTACAAGATTGGTACCTGGATATACTGCCATATTAGACTCCCACCATTAGGCAAACTGCTTATTATATGTTACTAAAATCGCCACGTCGCGAGCCGTAAAGTCGTCAATATACTGAAAAGTGCGGTTGCCAGGAAAGAAGGTTGGAAAGACCCCATCGTACGCTTGGGCGGTACCGTTGTAGGTAACGGTATTGTTTTTAACGTCCACGTCCAAAATGTCGCCGTTGGCAAAGGTGCGCGTAATACTGATACCCTGGCCGCTGTCAGCGTTAAGCACTTGTACCGTTTTAGTGGTTGCACCAGTCACGCTGGTAAATGTTACCTTGATGTTAGGCCGGGCTTTAAAGCTGCCCTGCACCGTAAGTGGCCATGTTTGGGTGGCCAAGGTATTAGTAACATCAAGCAGCGTACTAACCGTGCGGTCACTACCAATAGGGTTACTGCACAAAAAGCTTAGGGTAAACTTTAGCTTATTGCCGAAGTACTCCTTACTAATGCCGTTTAGCGTGCCAATATACTCAACTTGGCTACCCGCCACCTCAACCCGGAGCGTACCCTCTGGTATCTGCAACACACCCTTAAGGGTTTCAAACGCCAGCTCGGTATCGGTTTTAGTGCCCTTGCTTGCTATACCTTGTATAGTAACTATCTTTTCGCTGTACTCCGCGCTGGTCAGCACGCTACGGTCAGCGCGAGCCAGCTTGGCGTGGTTAAGCACCCGCTTAGGCATATCAATAAAGTTGTGGTTATATATGGCAATACCGTCCAAGGTGGACAGGTTAAAATTGTTGTAGTATACCGGTGTTCTAAACATCGTTGCCCGTTAACCCTTGGGAAGTAACTTCCTCATCACGCGTCAGCTTACGTAGCCAGTTCTCGCCGTCTACCTCGCTGCCTATATTAATTGTATCAATGGTGTTGTATATAGGGGCGGCACCCATACCATAGTTGCCGTCAGTGACCGGCGCATCAGCACGGGCTGTTACTAGCATGCTCTGGTCGGTGTACAAGCCATTGGTAAACTCAGCCAGCGTTTGCTGCACACGGCCATACTGACCCTCTAAACCTGTTACAAAGCCGCCAATAATGGCTTGCGCGTTGGGCACCAGCAAGCGCTTGTCCACCGACATGGGGCCTTTCCAATCACCAATCTTCTTGGTCAGGTCGCCCAAAGCGTCCTTAACCCAACCAGCGGCGCTCTTAATGCCGTTTACCAAACCGCTAATAATGGCACGGCCCGCATCCCATAACCAGCTACCGGCGTTAGAAAATAGCCTACCGATATGGCTGGCCACCCACACGATGCCATCCCATACCCAGCCGCCCGCACTACGTAGGCCGCTGGTTAGGCCACCTACCACGTTCCTACCGGCACCCAATAACCATTGGCCAGCCCCGGTAAAAAAGTCCACCATAATGTTCTTAAGCTCAAGCAACCCGGCCCGTAGGTTTACTGTGCGGGCTAGGAAGCCGTCCTTAATGCCATCAACCACCGCGTGGCCCGCCTTGCCCAGTAGGTTTTTAACCGGGGCCAGGATAAAGTCGGCTACGGTCTTAAAACCGGTTAGGAAGAACTCAAGCAGCGGCCCCACAAATGGTATCTTGCCCAACACCGCACCCAGCGCGGTTACAAACTTGCCGGGTAGGAAGCCAATGGCCAGGATAAACTCTATCAAGTCCATTGGGTTGTTTATGGCCGTATCAATAATGCCGCTAATAAGGCCGCTAATAATATCCGGCACTGCCTTAATTAAGATAGCTACAGCACCAGCCGCCAGCTTAGCATAGTCAATAGCGGTAAAGATTTGCAAGATGGCCTTAACCATTGTCTCGGTGTATGGAGCTAGGTCGGTTTCGTCCAATACCTTAAAGAAGCTTTCCAGCAGTTTCTTGCCAGTGTCAACCAGGTCAAGGTTATCAAACGCCTTTTTAAGGCCGTCCATAATGTTCTTGCCCATGCCCTCAAAGTCAATTTTGGCAAAGGCTTTTTGGATGTCCTCGCCAATGCGGGCAAAGCCTGCGCCAATCCCCTGGTCTTGGGCAATGTCGTTAATGGTTTTTAGGTAACCGGCAAAGTCGCCAAAAAAGGCGTCAATTTTAGGCTTATTGGCATCAACCCACTCGCTAATTGCGCCCAGGCCAATGGCAATGCTGCGGCCCATTTCTCCTGCCGCTGCCAGTACGCCGGGACCACGTAGAATGTCGGCCACCGTGCGGGTAATGTTTATAGTCTGTTGGTAGATACCATCGCCAGCAGCACTAAAGCCCCTAACTGCATCTACACCCACGCCCACAAAGGCGTTGCTTAAGATACGCAGACTACCGCCCAAACGGTCAATCTGGCGCGGCAAAGTGTTTTCTAGCTGTTGCAAAATCTTTGGGTCAACCAGGCTTTGCATAGCCTTGTTAAACTGCGCAAAGCTAATCTCGCCAGCGCTAGCCATCTCGCGCACTTCCTCGGCCGTTTTGCCGAGCTGCGATTGTAGGGCGGGTAGGATAGCTACACCATTTTCGGTTAGCTGTTGGATGTCGCCACCCATTAGCCTGCCTTGGGCACTTACCCGACCAAAGATGTTGCCTAGCGCCTCGATAGGCACACCGGTAGTAATGGACACATTGCCGAGCGTTTCCAGGTCGCCCGCTACATCTTGTACCCTCCGGCCGTAGGCTAGTAGGGTTTTAGTGGTGCCAGCCACATCCGGTAGCTGGAAGGGGGCTTTTTGGGCGTACTTGTAGGCCGCCGCCATCGCCTCGGCACCCAGCTCCATGGACTTAGTTAGGCCGTTCATGCTGATTTGCAGGGTTTGGATTTGCTTGGCGCTGTCCACACCCTTAACTGCCAGCGCAGTTAAACCCGCTGTTACAACGGCTGCCCCGGCGGCTAGGGCCTTAAATGCGGTAGCAGCTACGGTGGCTAGCGTGCGGCCTACCGCTGCTACCGCCCGACCAAGCCCAGCAAAGTCATCGGCCAGTTTGCCAACTGCCTTGCCTAAGCTATCGGCAAAACTCTGGCCATCACGGTCAGCCTTTTTAAGGTTTTGGCTGGTCTGCTCAACACGCTTATCACTATCGGCTAGGGCTTTATTAAAGCGGCTGTTATCAACCGTAAAATCCCAAACTACTCGCCCACCCGATACGTCCATCTTATTCTCTCATAGCCTGCTTATAACGGCTGGATAGCGTTCTGCTGCCAGCCATGTTTTTAGTGTGCGGCCCGGCCGCTATTTGTGTAAGGTGCCACCGTTGTTCAGCTTCCTTTCGGTAAGCGTTACGTAGCAGTAACGTCACGTCCTTGGCGGGCATCCTAGTAACCTCATGCAGTTTGTACTGCGGGTAATACCAGCACACCTCGGCATATAGCTTACGCGGGTCGCCTTTGGCCTTGGGTACTTTTTTTACCTCAATGCGTGCCATGCCGTGCTACCGCCTATTCGTCAATGCCGAACTCTGTTTTAATCATGCGGTTAAACTCCCGCAGCACACGGATGTCCTGCTGGCGTAGCACCTCTTTAAAGTCGGGCACGCCGTCGCCGGTACGCTCAACAAAAGCGTACACGGCGTCGGTTTTTTCCTTGTCGGTCTTTAGCTCGTTTAGGTTTTCAATTTCAGCCACCGTGGGGTAACGCAAACGGTACTCGTAGCCTCCCATTTTAACGATTGGCTGTTCGCCCTGTAAGTCGTCAAAGTTATAGTTGCTCATGGCAATCCTCCCACATTAGTTGTTAACGGTTAGCTGACGTTGGACAGGGTGCCGTCCTTGAAGAACTGGACATTTGCTTGGCCCTGTGCCGGTTCACCTACAA